GGGAGGAAGACCGCATCCGAGAAAGCCGGGTATCCAGTTGGAGGTGTGCCTTGGCCGACTTCTGAGCCTACAAAGTCGGCTGAGTAGGTGAGAGCCCCGGTGACGTTAGCAGTGACCGAGAGCGAGTCCACGACACCACCGGGAATCTGCTTAGCATCCCCACCAGTAAGTGCGATGTTATCAACGTCAAGTACGGTAGCACTAGCCGGTTGCGAGCCTGTAGTCGGGTCGTAGGCCAGTGTCAGCGTATGCGTGTAGGGAGCTGCGGTTCCAGATACGGTGTCTTGCCCGAGTGCAAACCACATTAGGTAAGGGAAGGTGTCGGTGAAGCAGTTACCCTTGCACGAAAACTTGGTGTGGATCGGGCCGGTCAGAGTGTCGTAGACCTGAGCAGCGGACCCATAGAGCGCCTTGTTTTCGAGATAAGTTATCTGAGGTTCAGTCGAGGGGTTGGTGTCAAGCTGGAGATAGATCGTCGGGGCCGTGACTGTGCCCCAACTCGGCTCAATTCCAAGCCCTACCCACCGGTTAGGTGAGAGGTAGAGTTGTGGAGCAGTCATTCGGTCGCCTCCTTAAAATAGCGAGGATCTATGTTGCTATCAATCGTATCGCCTGGTTGAAAAATTCGGCTGCCAACGCCTGGAACGTCGATGATCCGTCCGATAACGTCGGAATAGACGTAAGTCACAGGCCCTTGATTACCTTCGTGACCACCTTGCGCACTCGCCTCACTCCCTGCCTGCGGACTTCCTTCACTACTTCCTTCTTGATCTTGGCTTTCTTCGGCATCCTTAATCTTCCTCGTTGTCATATCGTCGCTCCTTGTTGAGTTAGCTCTTGTACCATCACGTTGATTGACCCCCAGATGTAGACCGCCTTCTGCCCGACGGTTAGCGGAAGCTCAATCGCCACCTTGATGTCGGGTTGATCGCCGGTTCGTCCACCCAGACCCCAGACGAAAACTGTCCCGTTGGACGTATTGGCGGTTCGGTTTGCCATGATCGCTCTAGTCAGTTCGCCCATAGCTTCGTCCATCGTTGTCTGAGCTTGCACTACGTCCCCTGCTACGTTTTGGCTGACGACGACAAGGTTCACTTCGTACCCACCCGAGTACACCCCCGATGTTGGACCACCGATCGAGATCAACTGTTGATCGGCAGACGCGATGTAGAGAAAGACGATGGCCCCAGAGCCGACTGTAGTGGCCCCAGGAGGCACAAAAGCGCCGGTAGGGGTGATACGTGGGGGGACTGAGTAGACCGTCCCTATATTCGCGCTAGAGGCCGTCTGAGACTGCAACCATTCGGTAATAGCAGCGCGAATAGACGCGATCATCCGAACCTCTGCTTCCACGGTGCCAGCTTCTCGCACGCATAGGCGTAAAGCTGAGAAGTCTGCCCATTGTCGCCGTTAATCGTCGATGGAGGCGAAAGCGTGTTCAAAGTCAACGGCAAGTCGCCACGGTTGAGAACGGCTACCGAAGTAAAGTAGATCACCGCTTCTTGCACTCTAGGGTCGATCTGAGTTACCGGGATAAAGTCAGGATCAGCCGGTATCGTGTGATCGTATTGCAATGGACTAGCTAGAGTAAGAACGTTCCCTTGAGCACTCGCTACCTGGATGTTTTCAGGACCGTTGAGATAGTCGTTGATCGAGAGGTTCACGTTCTGGAACAGCCCAGCCACTTCGCCCGAGGTAGTCGTCGGGGTGACGGTGATAGTGCTTGACCCAGCGGTAGCGTTTTCAGCCAAAGAGGTGTGGACGTACCCCCCCAAGTACGTCCAGTACGAGGTTACTGCTGATCCGTCATAGACCTGCGGAAACACCCTCCCCGATAGCGTGCTCGACATCACCGGGACTTGAGACCCCGATAGCTGGATTGTGATCGTGCGTCGCGTAAGTGAAGGTCCAACAGTCGAGAGGTTGTACATGGGGACCATTTGCCCACCGCCAACCGTGTACCCGTAGTTCGTGAGCTGGATCAGAGGGTTCTGTCGGCAATAGAGCCGTACCTTCCCGTTGATCACGTTTGTCGTTGCTGTCTCTGTCATGTAGCGAGCAGCAAAGCCCGGTGGAGGGCCGAAGGGCAGCGCTCCGTAAGCCTCGACGTCTGCAAGTCTGGAAGCCTGCTCGACCAACTGGTATAGAGCGTACAACTGTTGTTGAGTCGTTCCCCCAGGGACCAGATCAGAGGTAGATAGAGCGGTCGGGTATGCGGTCCACTGGCTCGGTGAGATGATCGGTAGGGTTCGTTGATTCAACCCTTGAAGAGTTGGGCTGACTACTGGTGTTTGGAGCGAAGGAATCTCGGGAGGGATGATCATGTGTGCCTCATCTTGATTGTGATTTGCGCCTCGTTGGAGAGCTTGTGACCGCCGATCTCCTCCATCAGATACTCCAGCTCAAACTTTGAGACCGCCCACCCGTCTGAAGTTAGCTTGTTCAGAAAGTGGACGACCTTCTCAGTCTCCTCGCGTGGATCGGGCCTATCCTTCCCCACTCGCCTTGCGCCTTCGGGTCGGCTTTGTCTCGTCGTCGTAGTCGTCAACGTCGGTAATGCCGGTACTGGCTGCCTTAACCCTCGTCATCCACGCTGCTGCCTTAATAAGCTCTTGCGCGTGCTCGTCGGGAATATCGAACCAACCGGAACTGTCAGGGTGGTAGACCTCTCCACCAACATTTAGCGCGGTGTCGTGGCACTTCTGCCATTCAAAGTTCCTGATCCACTTGCCTGGGCGAGTCGCGTCAGGGATTCTTGTTTGGACTAGCTCAAAGCGTCGAACATCTGTCATTTGGACCTCCTCGAAGGTAGCCTAGCGCCCCTGAAGAGGGGACAGAGGCGCTAGGCAGGTAGCGGGTTAAGCGATTCCCGGTGCGATACCAGTGATGACACCCATTGTCGGACCAGCGAAGTTGATAGCCGTGGCCTGAGTACGGACTTCAAAGGTCCAGCGTGGACCACCGTTCTCAGCGTCTACCCCGTACTGGAACAGGAAGTTGTCATACTCTGTTCGCATCTGGAAAGTGCTCCCAATGTTCGATGCCGGGAAGGGAACCTCGTCACAAACTGCGATGATAGTGCCCGGTGGCAGGTGAGGCATCACCTGGAGCTGGACTGGCTGACCAACGACCGGGGTGACATACACCGGCACGCTTCCACCAGCAACCAAGCCTCGGTGCTGATCAATCGAAGTCGGGTTGAAGAAGTTGACCGCGTTCGACCCACCCATGATGCTCGACGATATGTCGTTCATCTGCTGGGGCGCAACTAGGAACCTCGTCGGCTGGATCTGCCAGATAGCAAAGATCGAAAGCAAGAGCTCGTCGAGTTGCGTGATCTGGGTTCCATCGACCGTCAACTGGCCTCCACCGAGATTCTGCCGATACGCTCCCTGAGTTGCGCCGGTGCCTGGGGTGACATAGTTTGCCAACCCAGAAACCGAAGACAAGTCACCAAGGATCGAACCAAGAAGTCCGGTATAGCCCTCTGTCGAGTAGCTGGTGTCAGTCGTCGGGACCGAAGTAATCGCCACAGTGCCAGCTCCATAAAGCAACGGTAGAGCAGTCGTGTTAGGTACCGCCTGGTTTGCCGTAGGAACTGTCGTGATGGTAACGGTCGGGACCGAAGTCGTCGTGTAGTAGAACCCGTTCACGTACCAGTCGTAAGCAACGGCCAACTCCTGAGGACTAGCGACAGTCGCAGTCACCGAGTTAGTCGAGCTGGTTGAGCCGGTCGGGATGCTTACTTCTGCCGTGGCAGCGGTTGAGCCACCAACGTAGAAGTTGTACCCGGATCGAGCTGCTACCTGGACATTGACCGTAGTGCTAGCCGCAATTTGGCCTCCGGTTGCCGAGGTAGACAGAGTTGGTGCAGGAGTGGCCCCGATGGAGAACGTAATCGCGTTCAGCATCAAGATGTCTTCCTGGATCAGCTTCTGGTTAATCGCCTGGACAACTGCGAGGGAGTACGGGTCCACGTATCCTAACGATTGCCCGATGTTGTCGAGAAACACGGTCTGGCGCTGGGCGGTTCGTGCATACGAGTTGCTAAGCGAGATGACCGAGTTCTTGACCAGCGCACCGGCAAGGTCAGGAGCCACGAAAGCGTAGTTCTGTAGGTTGTTGAGGTTCTGCAAAACCTGCCACTGCGTGAACGGAGCGCCTTCAGCGACCTGCATACGAGGGGTGGAATTGTAGAACGGGGTGTCAACCGGAACTAGGGATACGAACGGAGCGAGGTCGACGCCAGCGTTACCAGTCGCAGAAGTGAAACCACCAGTGGTTGCCTTCGAGACCAGAGAACGTGTCATCAACGCCGTTTCTTTGGATATTTCGAGTACGTCTAGCGCAGCCATTGTTATGCGCTCCTTCCTGGGAACCAAGTCGGGAACAAACCGAGGGGCTTGGCAAACTGAGAGATCATTTCTCCGGTCGCCTCACGCCCTAGCCGTGCCCGTTCCATTGGAGACAACGGCTGCTCGTTGAGCTGCTTTTTGACCAGCTCAGCAGGCGTGCCCGCCTGGACACTCTTCTCAATCACTTCTTCTCCTTGAAAGGAGGTCGAGCGAGGAGGCTTTTTGGCGGACTTTTGTACACCCTTGACACTGGGATCAGTGTCAACCTTCTTCTCGGCCTTATCCTTCTTGGTCTTGTCCTTGTCGCGATACGCCTTCAAAGCCTTCTTGTCAGCCTTGTACTTTTTGCGAGAAACCCACTTGCCGTCTTTGCCACGACCGTTAGTCTCCTTCTCAGCACCGGCAAGACCAGTTGAGTCTTCCTTACGCTCTGCATCGATCTTCGGCTGCTTCGCCTCGATCATCTTTCTCAGCTGTTCTAACTCTTTCGCCATGCTCGCGGTCGAAGGGTCGGGGTCAGCAGGACCACCGCCCAACATATCCTTCTGCTTCAGTTCATCGAGTGATGCCTGCACCGCTGCCAGCGCCTCATTCACCCGGCTCATGAAGTCAGTCGAGTTAAGCGATCCTCGCCCGTCACCGGACTCTGGAATCTCTTTCGCCACTTTCTTGCTCCAATCTTTGGGGATCAAGTCGGTTCGTCCAAGAGCTCGTGCCCGGCGTTCAATATGAGCGCGGATCTCCTTCTTGGGTCGCTTCCCTAATCCAACCATTCCAATTGCTAGTTTGAGATGCTTCACATCCGGGATCGGGTAACTACCGTCGGGTAGTGCCACCCCGTTGCTGGCATATTTGCGCCGATCCTCGGCAGTGAATGAGGACGATTTGCCTACGTCCTCGGCTAACTCACCTGAAGCCTTCAGGATGAGAAACTTGTTGACCCCGTTTGCAGGAGACTCGACACCATCGACGCGCTCTGGGTCAAACTCCTCGATGTTGGTGATGGTTGTCATGCCACCAAATTACTCGCCTATGGAGTTTTCGTGCTGTCAGTCGAGATATTTGTTCTCTTACCTGTGCCTTGAGGAGAGAACCCACGAACCTTCTTAGCTTTGATCTCAGCCCAAGCTTCAGGCGACCAGATAACGCCCACTAGCCAGGTACCGGATTTGATCGTTTGCCCACCGATCTTCCAAGCAGGGCCTCGGTAGATGTAGGACTCGACAACGGTGCCGGATTTCTCCGTACCGTCTTTATGATGCAGACCAACCTTTGGCGATTTGCTCATGAACCGCCAGGCAGCCTTCTCTAACTCTTCGGCGGTGATCTGGTCCCTATACCCGTCTAAGGCTGTGCCAACATCAGGATGATTGGGCATGTATGCGACGCCCAGGGTGTACCTTTGCTCAGCCACTTCTTTGAACACCTTGACGTTCGGGACCGCATCAGTGTTGTTCGTGCGCTTCCTCGCTCGTTCTACCGCTTCTCGCTCGATTTGGATGTAGGGCGCGATCTTCCCGTCTTCAGGTTTCGCCTCTCCTTTACCCAATTGCCCGTCGTCGTAGGCGTTGTTGATGTTCGCCACGAGATGGTGCATATCGATGTCGGAAGCTTTGGCAGCCTTCTTAAAGTCCTTCTTGACCAGATTCCTGCCATCTCCATGATTGTCCTTAGGCTTGCCACACCCACAACTTACGCACATATCAATCCTGCTTCGTGTTCCAGGGCAGCATCACCAAGCAGTGCTTTGCTGCGAGCTTTGCGTTTTGCACCGAGTTGTCGAAGAGAATGTCGACGTGATTGTTCTTGCACCACTCCGCCTTAGCAGCGTGTGGAGGATCACCGATGATGACGACCGTATCCCAGAAGGGGTCCATGCCTAGCGACCGAAGGTAGTTGATCTTGTCCTGAGCGTCCTTCTTGTTCGGGATCTTCGCGGATGAGCCGGTAAGGATCGAGATCCGGTTAGCTCCATTCATAAGGTCGCGAAGGAGCGTACCCATCAACACTGGATCTGCGTCGAGGGTTCCATCGATGTCAAAAGCAACGTGCATAGCTTCTCCTAGATCGGTGCCAGCGCACACCGGCAGTTGTGGACGATCACTCCGTTGGCACTATACCAACCTTCGGTAGTCTCCAAGTTGAAGACGTGAGTGTCAAGCTGAGTCTCTCTTGCTGATACCAGGACTTCGGCTGACGCTCGTCCACCCATAACCATCACGGTCCCAAACTCGTCTTCATCAGCTACTTGTGCCTCTGGAATGACCAGATCATTGACTAGCTTGGTTGCATAGATCCCGTGCCCGTCGCCGTGGAAGGATTCAGCATCACTCGTGAACATCTTCAAATCGCGGCCATGCTCCCAAATCTCCCCAATCGGTGTAGACGCCTCATCGTCAGAGATAACCAAGATAGTGTCGCCTGCCTTGAGCTGGTTGGCTGGCACAAACCCATTAGGCGTAAGAATTGGATGATTGGGCGTGATCCAAAGAGTCCGATTGTCCGTGCCTAGCTCAACGACTGGACCTTGATAGTGACGAGAAGTGACAAGTCGAGCACTATGGGAATCGACCTTTGTTGACCCAATCACGCAGTTTGGATGAACGGGAGGATCGATAGCTACGTCGGTAGCTAGGTGCGGGTTGTTCGCAGCGATCCCAGCGCAGATAGGGCAGGGATCAAAAGCGGTCAGGAACTCGACCTCTTTAACGCCAAATTTCTGATAAGTCAGCAAGCTTGCGATGGTCATATAGCGATTGACTTCGGTAGTGGCGATGGTGTCGGCGCGTGAAAGCGAACCAACCTGAGCTTCGATCTGATCGCCTATCGTCTGGACGCTAGAGCCGTTCTTGAGTCCTTCCACAATCGCTTCCTTGATGTACTTGCGGGTTGTCCCGTCTATCTCCCTACCCCACTTCTCGGATGCCTCTAGTGGCTTCAGGAGGGTGTCGTCGTGGACAAGCGCTGCTGCCAGCTCGTCGCCCGGGTTCCAGCTCATCGGACCAGCAGCCTGCGATAGATTCTCCCGAATGAAGTTCATATCAGCAGTTAGCTCATCCTCAGGCTGCTCAGTCACGCCCATCCCGTCGAGAGCTTCCTGGTGGCCTAACTTTGCACCCTCGACTGCCATATCGTGCATTTCGCTATGGATCGGGTCGAGGTTGAGTCGGATCTTCGAGGCTGCATCGTCGCCTACAGCGTCTAGCACCTCAGGTGACTGGCTCTCGCCTATTATCGTCTTTGCCCGGTTGATCTCGCGTGCAAGTGATTCGTGATCGAGCATCGCTATCAAAGCGCGTCGGATTCGGACGGCAGCAGCTATCTCTAGGGCTTGAGCTGCTTTACCTTGTCGAGTCGGTCGGATCCCTCGCTTACGCTCCTTCAGAACGTTCAAGTCATTGTTGAGAATCGGACCGGAGGCTAACTCTTTGAAGACAAACTCTCTCCACGGCTTCTGCTGGTTAGTGAACCAGTTGTCACTCACGGTCAAGAATTGCTGTAGCTCTCGCGACTTGCGAACCGCTTGACCTACTATCCGAAGGGTCGAGACGATCCATTGTCGATCAGCCTCCAGCTCAGGTCGAAGGTTCGGCCAGGAACTAAACTCCTCGACCGATGCCCAGGCTGCGTTTTCAAAGTTGCCGGACAAAGCATCGTTACGGACCACCCGGACCTTGAGATTGACATCGCTCTGGTGAGGTATCGTGGTCAAAAACATGGTGTAGCCCGGCTTCTCGTGGACCAGTAGCTGATAGCCGGTTGATGTCAGGGGAACACCAACCTCCTCTTCCCACTCGCGAACGGCTGCTTCCCACGGGGTTTCACCGGGTTCAAGGTGCCCACCAGGGAACTCCCAGGCGCCTTGATTCGTGTCGTCGATTTCCTCACCTCTTTGCAGCAAGAGAACCTTATGAGTGTCGAGAGCGTAGACGATCAGTCCGGCACTAGGACCGTCTGACTTCTTCATAGGCGCCTTTCGACGGCTCCCGGCGTCGTAGGTCGGGGTCGTCGGGACCGTACTGGTCGCACCACTCTGGAAGTTCTCGGCCTTCGGTACGCTTGGCACCGGTGCTTTGTTCGCTTGAGGAATTGCAGCTTTTGGCTTTGCTTCAGGAGTCGATGGGGCCGGGGGCGGTGGTGCCTTAGCCCCGGGCCATTCGTACTGCGTAGGAGCAGGCCATTGAGTAGGCGCACCCGTCTGCGGATCGACGTGCCCTGATGCTGACATAATCGCCGTTACCGGGACTACGGCTGGTTGAGCGATGAACCGTGGAGTCTCCTTCTCCGGGTCGAAGGGCAGACCGAGAATCTTCTCGGCAGCGCGTTCAGGACTGATCATCGCGGAGTTGATGTAGATTTGGTAAGCCTGTGCCTCCTTGAGCCGGTCTTCCTTCTTGCGCCCGTCGTCGAAGTGAACGCTGATCTCCAGCTCTAAGTCTTCCTGGAGCACCTGGTTCAACATAGCTTCGATGATCTCGATGTTTGGAGCCGAGCTGTTCTGTTCCTGCTGGTCCATCTGTGTGCCTGCGGTCGCCTTGTTGACGTCCATAGTTAGACCGAGATTCACCGGTGCCAGACCATATTGCGAGACAGTTAGTCGCATGATCGACTCCCACAAGTCCTTATCGAACTTGGGCATCGGCTGTTGAATCGGCGTAACGGCACCCGGAACAAACCTCGCGCCAAAGCGTCGAGTTTGATCACCTTGCATCAGGTTGTCCCAGAACTCCTGCATCTGCTCCAACTGGTCCTGAGTCACG